ATGATGCGCCGAGTGGTTCAGGACGAGTTCAAAGGGCTCGCTCAGCAACTTGCCGCAGACATGGACAAGCGGTATGCACCCGTGGCGGAGCAGGTACAGCGCCAGGAGCAGCGGATTGTGCAGTCGGACGAGGAGAAGTTTTGGGGCAAGGTATGCGCTCCGGACGCCGCGCCTGATTTTGCAGCAGTGAATGGTGACCCGAAGTGGTTCGAGTTCCTGGACACCCGCGCTCCCGGTACGAGCTTTACCCGTCGCGAACTGGCAGAAGAGGCGCTTCGCCGACTGGACGCTCCGGCGCTCATCGAGCAAGTGGCCGAGTTCAAAGCTACGCAAGGGATCGTTCCCGAGCCAGTGCTGGAGGTGCCAAAACCGCAACCCAAACCCACCCGGCCGAGCCTCAACAGTCAAGTGGCTCCAAGTAGCAGCAGAGCAACCGCGCCAACCCCAGCGACCACCGGAAAAATCTGGACCAGCGCTGAGTATGCCGCCGCCATGGATCACCGCCGCATGCAGACCGTGTCTCGGGAAGAGTACGAAGCAGGCGTGGCAGATGCAGACCTGGCGCTTGCCGAAGGGCGAGTGGCGTTTTGATGATGCTTGGAGCGTAGCCCAAATTCGTTCTACATGTGAATAGGAGTAGTAAATGTCAACAGTTACCGCGGGCGTAACACTTCCTGTAGCCGCCCCCTACAACACCAACCCGGCGTATTCCGGTACGTTTATCCCGACCATCTGGTCGAGCAAACTGAATTGACAGAGTGAGAGTTGCGTTCAGTATAAATTGGTTCTAAATAACGGGAACGCAGGGCTGAGGTCCTGATAACCCGCGGGAAGTGCATAAATCTCAGGAGCACCTATGGGTAGGCTGAGTGAAAAGTATGTTGCAGGTTTTTTGGACGCCGATGGTTGTATTAGGTTGGTGTTGTTTAGGACTAACAGACCAGCGATGGCACTGGAGTTCTCCCAAAAAACTTGCCAAGATGAAGTTCTGTCACTGATCCAGAGAGATTATGGCGGAAATATCTCTTATGAAGTTAAGGGTAACGGCGAAAGTTATTCTAAGCTGCGTATTGCAGGTAAGTCCGCGTCACTTGTCTTGAGCAGGATTAAGCAGCACCTCGTAATCAAGAGGCACTATGCTGAGGTATGTATGGACTTGTATTCCAGGGAGATTGCTCCAGGGGAGTACGAGAAAGTGCGGGAGTATTTGAAAATCCAGCGGAAGCAGAAGTCTCTACCGCTGCCAAATTTTCCTCCGAGGAAGTGGCTGGCTGGATACCTTGATGGCGATGGCTGCTTTAGCGTTACGGGACTGCGAAAGCCTTTTGGCCAAGCACAGATGGTTCTCCATGTCGCTGCATCAGACTTTGATACAGAGGGCATTGAAATTATCCATAAAGTGTTTGGTGGGGCGATACACGAAATGTGTGACGGGAGAGTGCGGCAGTTAGTTGTGTCGTTCTCTGCAAAAAGTAAGGTAGAAGAAGTGTTATCTTACTGTGCTGACCACATGATCGTAAAACGCAGCCAGGCGGAATTTCTCTTGAGGTGTGCGGCGATGGGACATTTCCGAGATGGAAAAAACATCAAGGCCGCGATGGCGCACCTGAAAGCACACCCTCACAGACTGAATGAACCAAAGCCAAACATTGATGCGCTGGTAAAGACCGTACAGGACTTACCACCGAACGAACGTAGTCGTGAAGACTATTCTCGGGCGTCGTATAAAGCGCATGCAACCCGTAGGGCTAAGCGACAGTCGGACCTATTACTAGAGCGTCGTGTATCTAGTAGTTAAAGTCAGCGAAATTTTACACGGCGAGCACGTTTGCTTCCATCAGCAACACGAACTGGGAAGGAGAAATCAGCGGCATCGGCGACAAGGTGATTATCAACAACATCCCCGACATCGCGATCAGCACGTACGTCCCCGGCGCCGGCCTGCAGTATCAGGTCCCGGTCCCGAACACCATCGAGCTGCAGATCGACCAGGGCAAGTATTACGCCTTCCAGGTCAATGACCTGCTGGAGATGCAGAGCAAGCCGAAGCTGCTGGACATGTTCAGCAATGACGCTGGCATGCAGATGAAAGTGGCGGTCGACTCCGAGTGTTTCTTCAATACCTTCACCGGTGCGGCCACGGCCAACAAGGGCGCAACGGCAGGTGCGCGTTCGGGTTCATACAACCTGGGCACCGTCACGGCGCCGGTTCAGTTCAATGCCAGCGCCACATCGGCTATTTCGCTGATCACGTCGCTGGCGTCCGCGCTGGACGAACAAAACATCCCGGAAACGGAGCGGTTTTTGCTCATTGACCCGGTGTCGCGTCAGGCGCTGATGAACAGCAATTTGCAGCAGGCATACCTGACGGGCGACGACAAGTCTATCCTGCGTAACGGCAAGATCGGCGGCATTGACCGGTTCGAGGTATACGTCACCAACAACCTGCCCCGCGGCGCGGCGTCGGGAACGACCTGGACCTCCGGTGATGGGTCGCAGACCTCTGCCGCTGGTGGCACGTTTGCCCAGAAGTCGCGGGTGATCTTGGCCGGGCACAAGTCGGCAATCACCTTTGCCTCGCAGTTCACCAAGACTGAGACGGTGCGCAACCCCAACGACTTCGGCGACTTCGTTCGCGGAGTCAACGTGTATGGCCGCAAGGTCATCAAACCTGAATCGCTGGCCCTGGCCATCGTGTACTAAGGAGATACGACCATGCTCGGTATCAACATGTATGTTGCTCCGCCAACGACGAAGGGGGGTACCGATGGTGCCCTGACCATCACCGCGGCGGGCACCACGCTAGCTACAGCTACTCCACTGAACTCCAACCTGAACGTCGTCACCACGGCGGCCGCTTCCACTGGTGTATCCCTGCCGGCTAACGCTCAGCCGGGGGAAGTCGTGTTTGTGTACAACGCCGGAGCTAATGCGCTGGCTGTGTATCCGGCTACGGCTGCAGGGACCATCGCCGGCGGCTCCGCCGGTGCCGCAGTGTCCTTGGCCGTCACGAACATCAAGACCAAGAACTCGATGTTTATCTGCGTCGGTTCGGACGTTTGGATGCAGTACGTCAGCGCCTAAGTAGCACGAGGCCAAACGGGGCTTAGGCCCTGTTTTCGTATGGATGAGAAGAGGGAAGAACTATGGGCTGGACGTGGGAATTGGTGGTTAGCGCGTTGGGGGATGATGCACAGATCGTGCCTGGTGGGGTGATCAAGCATCACTTCGACGTAGCAAGTGGGACGCAGCGCAATGTGCTCGTCGCCGAACTGCTAAACGGTGTGGTTTCCGTTACGGATGAAGGCCTGGCGATTCTGGGCGAGTGCGTTACCCCCGGCGTGAAGCGGGAAGGCGGTGTGGGCACCGTACCAGCGGCCCGCAAGCGCCGTACGAAGGCCGAGATTGCTGCCGCACAGGCTGAGCTTGACGCTGCCCAGGCGGAGCTTGCTGCAACACCAGCAGAGGACGGCCAGGACGAAGAAAACCTGGAACTCGATCTGAACGTGGAGGACCTGGACCTTTCGGACGACGCATAACGGCGAGAAGAGGCTAACACTAATGCCTGATAAAGACCCGTCCGCGTGGACCTGGGCGACATGGTTGCTGGCCCTGGGTATGGGTTTCAGTGGCGGAGTCGTGCACTGGTGGGCACGCATGAAAGCTCGGCAACCAAGGGTTTTTTCCTTGATGGAGCTTGTGGGTGAGATGTTCACGAGTGGTTTTGTCGGCGTGGGAGTTTTTATGCTGCTCAATACATGGGAACAACCGCCAGGACTGTGTGCCGCGGCAGCCGGTATGGGGGGGCACATGGGGGCAAGGCTCCTCTTTATGCTTGAGCGATCTGCCGAAGCTAAGCTGCAAAAGTACTTCGGGGATAGCGTATGAAGATCAATATCAGAAAAGGCTCAACTTTCTGCTGGACGCTACGCCCGGAGACGGCTTTGCAGCGGTACATCCCGATCACCGCCATCACGATGACCGAGACCGGCGTGCGCATCACTGCTGCCGCACATGGGATGGTCGAAGGGTGGCGGTGCCGCGTGACCCGGTGCAAGGGCCTGACGCGGCTCAACACGGCCGATGAGGACCATCCGCGAGCGTCTGACTATTTCCAAGTGACCGTGGTCGACGCGGACACAGTCGAAATCAACACGCAGAACACCACGGGGGACAAGGCTTACACGGGCGGCGGCATCCTGCAGTACGGCGTGCCGATGGACCTGACAGGATGCGTGGTGCGCGCGCAGATTCGCCCCACTGCCAGGTCCGATACTGTGATGCTTGACCTTGCGCCATACATCACGGTCGACGCGGCCAATTTCCGAATTGATTTCGATGTTCCTGCCAGCGAAACGTCTTTGCTTGCCGGCAGCGGCGGCGTGCTTGGCGTAGAGATCGAGGATTCGGCTCCTGTGGCTTTGGTGCTCTCCTTGCCGGCGATCCCAGTACTGTTCGATCCGGAGATTCCGCGATGAGTGACGTAACAATTGTCTCGACAACCGCAGATGTGACGGTGCTGTCAGTCAATCGCGAGGTAACGTTCGTCCAAGTCGGTGTGCAGGGGCCTGCCGGCCCGTCTGCTCACGGCGAGCTATCCGGTCTGGATGACGATGATCATCCGCAGTATCACAACAACGCTCGTGGGGATGCCCGATACGCGCCACTGGCCCACGCTTACGACACAGACAACCCGCACGAAGTAACGTCGGCACAAGTCGGCGCGGACGCGTCTGGAACGGCTGCGTCGGCCGTATCCGCGCACGCTGGCGGAACTGGAGTGCACGACATTTCCGGAGTGACCGGGCTGCAAACTGTACTCGATGGGAAGTCTCCAACGTCGCATGACCATTCCAGCGGGAACGGCGTTCCTGTCGCGTATGCCAACCTTTCCGGAAAGCCAACACTCGGAACAGCGGCGGCGCTTGACGTTGGAACGACGGCGAACAAGGTTGTCCAGTTGGACGGCGCGGCGAAACTTCCGGCAATTGATGGGTCGCAACTGACTCATCTTCCATCGGTCGGGGTGATCACCATCCACGACCAACTGTCCGGACTGGCAAGTGACGATCACCTTCAATATCACACGGACGGAAGAGGGGATGCCCGATATTCACCGCTTGCCCACGCCAGCAACACGTCCAACCCGCACTCTGTAACGGCAGGGCAAGTGGGCGCGGATGCGTCAGGTACGGCTTCAGCAGCCGTATCCGCGCACGCGGGGGGTAGCAGTGTACATGCGATTGCCTCTGTAACCGGGCTGCAGACAGCACTTGACGGAAAATCGCCCACGTCACACAACCATGATGTCACCTACGCACCGATTGTCAAAGGCGTTACCAACGGCGATACCCATGACCACAATGGGGGAGATGGCGCGCAGATTGCGTATAGCACTCTCTCCGGGTTGCCTACCCTCGGATCAGCGGCTGCGACCAATACCACAGCGTATGAGGCTGCGGGGGGAATTGCTACACACGCTGCGCTTACTACGACCCACGGCATATCCGCCTATGGAGCAACGCTGGTCGATGACACGAGTGCATCCGTTGCGCGGACTACGCTAGGACTTGGGAATGTCGACAATACCTCCGATGCCAATAAGCCCGTTAGTACTGCTCAAGCGTCCGCAGATACAGCCATATACTCATTGTCTAAGGGTTATGCTTTATCTCGGTCCGAGGGGATTTTAACTAATGGATTTGGGAATTTAGCGGACAACACAAATTTTTCGGCTTACACGTTTGACCCTGTAGACACCTATTCCGGAAAAGGTTCTTTTAGGGTCAACACAACCTTACAGCTTAAGACATCAGATGAGTTTGTGCCAGTAAACATTAATACTAGGTATAGTATATCACTATATGCAAAATCAGGAGACATTGGAGGGGGGACATACAACGCTTCTAATGTTCAGTCTCTTGGTATTGTTCTTTATGATATAGATTTACTACCTATTGACCCCTACTACGCTAATAAACATATAGGATCAACAGACACTACGTTAGCCGTAGCCCTTAATCCTGGTGATACCACAGTAACTCTAACAAACGCAACCGGATGGTATAACGGATCAAATATTTTGTATCAGTTTTTCTCGTGGTATGGGTGGACAAATTCTTACGGATACGTCTATCCAGACTATACCTATAGCCGATACAACTCCATTAACTATAGCTCCAACAGCACGCTTGGTACGTGGGGGGCGGGAGCAATCTCCGGGAACGTCATTACTTTGCGTGTGCCTTGGGCTGGACCATCTATTGCGTCCGGAGCAGCCATTCGCAACTGTTATGCTACTGGAACCTACAAATACGTGTTGCTTTCAGCCGCGGCTATTCCGAACACGTGGACTCGGTATGAAGGATATATCGGTCCAGGAACTCCATCCGATAGTTCCGAAAATATTAATTTATTCAGAGCAGGGACGGCATTTATAAAACTGTTGCATCTAGCTAACTGGCATGGTGCGGCAGATAACAATGTACGTCTTTCGGGTTTGTCTATTAATCAGATAAGCTGTGCTAATTTGGAAAGTAGAGTTGGCATAGGGGCGACGTACAAGAAGGCAGCACTCACTGCTCTTCCAACGAACGGGATTGCAGTAGAGGGTAAGATAGGCGCAGGAACCCTTGCTCCAGCCGCCATTGTTAGCGGGTATGGGACGACGGAGCAGGCTCGCTGGTCATATGATTCCACTACGTACGTAGGGACGCTGGTATCAAGCACAGGGCGGGTCACAAAAACTCTTGCTGGTACTGCTGCGGAGATCAAGTGGATTTACAGCGATGCCACGACCAATGACATTTACGCCTTGGCGACGTTCTCAAAGAATACTTCTGGAACAGGTGCTGCCGGACTTGGCTTGAGCATTACGTTGGCCGCGAAATCCAGCACCACGGTAGATTCTCCGCAGGTGACGCTAACCTCGTCATGGGTCGTTGCCACACATGCCACAAGGACAGCACGCGGAACGCTCAACGCGATTGACTACAACGCGACCAGGGAAGCTATTCGGTGGGAGGCCGATGGGGCAGCAGTGCGCCTTGGCTTCTTCGGGGCTACTTCCGTCGTCAAACCGACATCCTTGACTGCTACGGTTGCTGCTGCTCCAGCAGGCGGAACTGGAACAGCCGCAGGCGCTTGGGATACCTCGGGGAACAGAGACCTGGCCATAGCCACCATCAACAACCTCAAGACCCGCGTCGACCAGCTCGAATCTAAGCTACAGGCATTGGGCTTGCTTACTTAACCGAAGCATCAGGAGAAGTTACCATGAGTACTCGTTCGCAGGACTACATCAGCCTAATTCGCACCGCCAACCGTCAACTTTGGGACGCGGTGAATACCCTTGTCTCCGCGCAGCGCGAATGGAACGCGCTGGATTACGGCAACACGTTAGCAGTAGGAGAGGGGGCCAATGATGGCATCACACAAACCATGGTTGGTGCTGTAGCATTCGACACCGCCAATGCCCTTGTTGCAACGCTCAATTCAGGCCACGCCACCAATATGGCCAAGTTGCTCTAAGCTGCCATGAGCGTCTTCCGCAAAGGCTCGGCGATCCGCAGCGCAGCGCTGGTCAAGAACCTATCGGCCATCGCCTGCGCTGTCCTACCGCTGTTTCTGACCGCTTATTCAGGCTTGGCCGCGAATCACGAGATGCTCATCAGCGCCGAGGACATGGGCCTGCTGGTGGCCTTTCTCATCGGGGCTATCGGGGCCGTCTCGACGGTGATCACTTCGCCGCTGGTTGGCCTCGCGCCAACAGGAAAGCGGTTCTACGAAAGGGGTGAATGATGGACCCGAAAGAATTCATTGCCTTGATCGGCCCGGCAGCCCAAGCATCCGAGGCACAGACCGGCATTCCCGCGAGCTTCACAGTCGCACAGGCGGCGCTGGAATCTTCCTGGGGGAAGTCGCGCCTGGCCAACGAAGGGAAGAACCTTTTCGGCGTCAAGGCGGACGCGGCATGGACCGGAGATGTGATCGAGCTACCGACGCGCGAGTTTCTGCGTGGCCGGTGGGTTAGCGTGGGGGCCAGATGGCGCAAGTATGCCGACTGGCAGGACTGCCTGGACGATCACGCGGAGTTTTTCCGCATCAATCGCCGATATCGCTCCTGCTTTGACCTCCACACAGGAGAAGGTTGGGCGAAAGCCGTGGCGAAAGCCGGATACGCGACGGACCCGGAATACGCCGCAAAGCTGATTTCGGTAATTGCCAAATACCGATTGAAGGATATTGACCGATGCCAGGCCTAGAACCTCTGCTACGACGAGAATGATGCGTGCGCAAAATGTCAAATTGCTGGATCAGCGCCATGTGGTTCTGGTGGTACTTCCGGAAAGCGTATCCAGTGGGTGTCAGGCGATCACACGCCTTCCCGTGGGTGCCTCACTTCGTCGCCGCGATTCCAGGCCGCTGGAGACGATTCCTGGCCGTCGAGTACATCCCGCCGAGGCGTAGGAGATGGACGCAAGAAGACTTCGTAGTACTGTTTCGAGGTCGATACCGCGTGACAGAGTATCGGGCTATTCGAGTGATGTGGTTCGACACGCGAGAGCAAGTGATCGAATGGCAGGAGAATTCGGACCAAAACGCGGTTCATAAATAGAGGGTGATATGGCAAATGGCATATATGATTCGGGAAGCACGTTGTTTTTGTCCAGTTTCGATTGGTTGGGCCAAGCTTGTGATGCCTATTTGGTCGACACTGCGGTTTACACGGTGAGCCTTACTGGGCACTCGAACCTGTCCAGCATACCTGTAGGGGCGCGCGTCGCCGGCCCTGTTGCGCTTTCTGGAAAAGCGATTGTAGCCGGGGCTGCGGACTGCAACGACTTTGTGTTCTCGACAGTGGTAGGGGCGACTGCCGAGGCAGTCGTTGTGGTCAAACATACAGGGTCAGATGCCACGGATACGTTGATCGTGTACATTGACACTGCAACTGGGCTCCCGATTACGCCAAACGGCGGGGACTTGCGCATTGTGATCGACAACGGCACATTCAGGTTGTTCAAGCCGTAATGGGTGATTGGTCTGGAACAGTCTCTGAGAGTTACTCCTCAAATTCGTACTTCTCTTGTACTCCCAATTCTGCTGCACATACCAAAGGTGCGTGGGCTGGGTTTCTCGGCCCGGTTAGTGGGGTAGGGATAATTTTACGAATAACTTACTGGCCATATTACAGCACACCGAGAACGATTCTATTTGACGTTGGGATAGGGGAAAGCGGGAGCCAGCAGGTACTTATTCCTAATGTCATATTCTCCCCGTCGCATTTTGGGAGCGGAGAATATCTTACTAGAATCCAAACCGAAGACATACGCATTCCAATTTGTATTCCGTATGCTAAGATATGGGTGCGAGCGCAATCGAGCATGGCGGGGCATACCCTACAAGGATGGGTAGAGCCAAGCGTAATTACGTACGGACAGGACCCTGTTGGTTCTGTATGTGATTCTTATGGGGTTTCTTCAGCTACCTCTCTCGGAACGGCAGTTACTGCAGATAACGAAGATAGCGTTTTTGGAGCTTGGGTACAAATTACCAATAGTTGTGAACAAATACGTTCGTTTTTTGTTGCCTCTAACGCCGGAACGCTTTCGCTAAGTACATATACCAATCAATGGGCAGCGTTTCAAGTCGCTGTTGGCCCGCCGGGAGGAGAAGTGATAGTACTATTTCCCCCCGAAGGGGGGGCGTCTAGTTCTTATACAGGTGTATCGTCCCCTCACTTTATGGGGCCATACTCAATAAATATACCTGCCGGGAGTCGGATCAGTATTCGACATCGAGTGCAGTATACTGGATCATCTCAGAGAGTCCGGTATTATTCTATTTATGGGATACGCTAAATGCCAACAGTCGCAGCATCGGGGTCGCAGGCAGCGACTATTTCAACGAAGCATTCCTTGTACTCCAGTGCAACATCGGCTGTTTTCGTCTTCATGGTGGATACCTCGAATATGGTCAACGGAGATATCCTAGAATTGTATATAGACCAAGCCTATGCGTCCGGCGGGGCAAGAATGCAAACCTACTCTGTAACTTACGCACATGCGCAAAGTGACCCCGGAAAAGTATCAGTGCCTGTTGTTTCGCCCTACAGCATTGAGTTCTTTCTGAAGCAAACCGCTGGAACCGGGAGGGCCTTTCCGTGGGTCATCGTGGGCATGTAGCCAACCAGGCGATACGCTACACGGCGCTGCTTGTTGATGGGAGCAGTGCTCCGGTATTCAACAGCGTCGAGTTGGTGGGGGTCAGCTCTGCCAGGTTCGGTGTTCCAAACGTATTCAACCTGCGGCAGGATGTAACGCTTTCTGGTGTCAGCAGCCCACAGTTCGGCGTCCCCGGCATCTCAAGCAACTACATCGACATCCCCGGCATCAGTTCGGCCAGATTCGGCGTTCCAACAGCCTACAACGTCATCCAGGAAGTTCAGCTTTCCGGCATCAGCTCTGCCAGGTTCGGCGTTCCAAGCATCTCCAGCAGCTACATCAACATCCCCGGCATCAGTTCTGCTCGTTTTGGTGTCCTCAACGTTTCGAGCAGCTACGTCAACATCCCCGGCATCAGCTCTGCAAGGTTTGGCAATCTTTGGGTATCGCATGGCAACCGTGACATCTACCAATATCACGACCTTGAATATGACGGGCAGCACTGGGCTATCCCGCCAATGGGGAAGGTCGGCACCCCGACGGTGCTCCATACAAGGGTCGCACTTCAGGGGGTTTCGTCTGCACGCTTTGGCAATCTTCGCGTCTCTCCGGGAGAGCAAGTTGTTTATCTGATGGGTACGTACAACCGATTGATCGGACCAAGCACTACGGTTATTGCGCAGCACAGAAATGTGCTGCTGGAAGGTTTTTCTAGCGCCCGGTTTGGAAATCTCTCTACAGACCCCGGATACGTGTTCCTGCAGGGGATTCCACCGAGGGAATGGCCCGCACCGGGCGTAAGAGCGGAAGACTGGAAAACGACAGCGACGCACAGTGAAGCGCACGGAGTATCTGCCGGAAGTTCGGCGCGGGTTGGTACGCCGTGGATTTCGTATTCTCCGATTGTGGTGTCTTTGTCTGGCCTTGACGGTGCACGGATGGGTAGCCCTGCCGCAATGCACCAATTCGACCAGGACGTTACACTGCAAGGGTTTTCAAGTGCGCGTTTCGGGATGGAGGATTGGGATTGGGAAGTGGGTTCTGGAAAGGTTGAAATAACCGATTACGCTTATTTTGCTGGAACTTCGTTTGGCAGGGTGGGCCAGTGCTCTGTGGAGCACGTTCAGTGAAAATCAGTTACGACGGCGACATGGCGACGGCGATACGATTCATGCAAATGGCTCAGCAAGAGTGGTGGGTTCTTCGTCCGGTCAGTGGGCGTGGCCGGAATGCTCACTCTTTTCGGATGCTATGGGGGGAAGCGACGGCGTATTTCACCTACGGTGATGGGATGGACGGCATTCACATCAGCGCGCGTACCATAGAAGGAGCAGGGCAGATGTTTAGTTTTCTGTCTGGCGCCGTAATTGGACAAGGGCAGATCGCCGGTACCGGTCTGTTTGCCTACGCGCCTACAACCAACAGTATTGAGAAGTTTTCTTATCAGTCACACCCATTGATTACCACACGGCTGAAAATACCAGCACATGCGACCATGCCGTCCAGGATCGAAGGCGGTGAGGCAGATAGCCAGTACACATTGCAAGTGGCGTCAAAATACACTGGGCGTATGGCTCAGGTTGTGCAGCTTATCTTGGGGTATGGCAAACTACGTAAAGACGCGGTGATTTCGCTGGCGATCAAGAAGTTTAGGGATTCTCTCGGTCATCCGATTGTTACTCCGCCTTCGGTGATCTGGGTTCCTGAAAACATCAAAAAGGGGGTGGAAAACACGTTCGATTGGCGGTGGGCGAGAACACACGGCATCTTTACCAGAACGTATGTTGAGGAGGGAGTTACCAAACGCGCGCATTGGATCATCGAAGTTTCCACTGCGAGCGGTGTTCGCGCGATGCCGTTGCAAATTGAGCCTGTCACCGCGCTGCCGGAATTTCGGGCATACGTGCTCGCCGAGATTGCCAAGTCGGGCCACAAGAAGTACTTCGATGATGTAAAGCTGGTACTAGACACCTTTGGCGGGTTTCCGTCAAACCAAGCGTTTGTGAGCACCGTGCCTGCAATTGCTGCGCAACGTGTGACGCTTCTTTCAGTAGAGGCAATGCCTAAATACGTAGATGGAACTGCGGTGTCTTCGGATCATGGTTGGGCATTCAACAACGACGGTAGTCGTTGCAACACCGTGTGCCTTGAAACGTTCGCCGATAACTCTTGGCAAATGGCGCATCACTGCCAAATCACATTTTCTTGGGATGCGGGTACCTCTCGCCCACAGGCGACGTTCACGGTTATTGAATCTGGCGCAGCTCCGACAGCCAAGCACGTGTTGAAGGTCGGGGACACAGCGCTCGACGGATGTGTGTCATACAACCTAGGGCTGAAAGTTACCGGGGCCGATTACTCCGGTCGCCCAAAGGCTACTCGCACAGCGATGTTTGTGTTTTGGCGGAACGACCGACTTGAGGCGTTACGCTGGGCGGATTCACGGATTGATTCAGATACTCCTAGAACTAGCGAGTCATCTGATGAATATCATTCCTTGACGGAGACTTGGACTGGGGTAGTTGGGAAGGCGCAAGGATTTTTCTGTGTGATGTATGATGGGCGAATAAATACTGAGGATAATCACACTAAGCGAGAGTGGACGAAGCATATTGAAGGTGAGGCGTATCGTTTTATTGCAACTAACCCTGCGTCAGATACTCCAGAATGGTTTGCGCGGCAGTTCTGGGCATGGAATGAGACGCGAGAACAGGAATGGATAGGCGGGCATACCATAGATTGTTGTGCTTTTGTGCCACTCGGGGACCGCAGCGCGTTTTACCTCGCGACCATGAATCGGCGTCCCGATTATCACGACAAACGGAATACTAGTATTTATCGAGTTGGTGATCCGTACTATTATGCGCTACATGACACGTATGTCTGGAACTGGGACTTTGGTCGCCAATATGGAAAACCTTACCCTGTAACGGATCATGGAGCAACTCAGGATGGAGTTTTCGATGTGGTGTGGGATCGCAATGGTTCGCGAGGGAAAGTGCAAGCCGAAATATACGGACATCCGTTTCTTTGGGGTCCGCATGTCTACAAAGGGGGAAGTTCTTATTTCGCTCTAACCCCGGCGGAACAGGCTACGTTAGATGCTTGGACAGAACACACTGGTCATGCCGAATGGGCGGACATTGGGTCTCAACCGAGTTATGCGCAACCATCTTATCCGTTCTCAGGGAATGTCGGAGAAACTTACGATAGGTATACCAACGGGCAGACCACACTTAATGTAACCCTAGTGTCAATGCAGCGTGTAGGGACCGTGTTTCTGCGTGCAGGGAGTTACACAGATATCTATAGGGACTACAACTACTGGTTTGACGTGTCCCCTAATGAGAACGGGGATTATCAGACGATGTGGGCTTTCAAGAACTATTTTGGTGGGAAGTTTTATCAGCTGTATTCGACGGATGTCAACGATCGGAATCTTGAAACAATGGGCGGGTACGAACTGGACCCAAGCGATTTCCCAACCTTCATCGGCGTTGTTGGAGATATACCTGCATGAAGTCTTTCCCTCTCGGACCTTTTCTCGGTATCAACAACCGCCTCCCTCCGTTCGCTATGCACGCAGATAACAAGGGATACTACCTACCTGCGGCAGATAATGTTGATATCGACAACTCTGGCAGGGTGCGCAGTCGTCTAGGCACACTAAAATTGCAGGCGCTTACCTCTCCGCATAGCCTGCGTATGATCAGCGCGACAACAGGCGTACTTGTCAAGGGCGGGTCATTGTATGCCATTACGCTGCCCACCTACACAGAATCTTTGGTGAAAGTACTGACTACAAACGCGCCACTAAGTTATGCGGAGTTGGCTGGGTCACTGTACTACTCAAACGGCACTGATAGCGGTCGCATTAGCGCGGGAGTGTGGTACCCACTCGGGCTGCCCACACCCGGAGCACCTGCTGTAGCAAATACCACAGGCGGCAGTTTGGACCCTGCGTGGTACCAGATTTCTGTGAGCTATGTGAACAACACAACCGGGGAAGAGGGGGGCGTTAGCGCGTCTTCGAACATACAACTCACTGCAGTCGGGTCTATCGTGGTTACACTGCCTGCGTCGGTGTCCGGGGCAACGCACGTGAACGTTTACCTATCTGGTCCGAATGGCGAAGTCCCGTTTCTCCTGGCGAGCGTCGCCGCTGGCACGAGCACGTACACCGCTACTGCGGCAGCACAGGGGCGGGAGACTCCGGGCCGGTTCGAGGTACCGTTACCTCCAGGCGCGCTGTTCGTACACAACGCAGCCTTGTGCAGCTACAGCGGAAATTACGTATATGTTGGCTTGCCGTACCGCCCTGGTTATTGCCTCACGGTAAACGCAATCATACCGTTCCCTGCGAATGTCAGTGTGGCAGTGTCCGGGCAGACAGGGGTGTATGTCGCGGCGGACAAAACGTACTGGATACCTGGCAGCCTGGACGCTGTCGAAGGGGCGCAGGTAGTGGATGTGCTGCCCTTTGGCGCTGTCCCTGGAACGTCCTTTATGGTGCCGGACAAGCCAATGGTCGGCTGGTTCAGCTCCGCGGGTGTGGTGCTCGGGGATACGCAGGGGCAGGTCACCCTGCCAATGAAGGAACAAGTTGCCTTGACTGCGCCGGCCAGCGGCGTGGCAGAGGTATTCGTGTCCAACGGGTATCGGCGGGTGGTCACCTGCGGATGGTGCATGAATCTTGAGAGCGGCGCAGCGACGACGTACAGCGGGTGGGAGTTCACCTCCTTGTCCGGAGAGTACGGCACGCAGGCTGACGGGGTGTATTCAACTGCGGAGGTCGCTGATGATACCCGCACGACTGTCAGCCTTGGCCGGCTGGACTTCGGTACGGACACACTGAAGCAGGTTCCCTACGCTTATCTTGGAGCGGAGGCAGAATCACCGATGGAACTAACGGCCAGCGTTCCGGGGGGCGACGAGTACGTGTACCTCGCCAGCCAGCGCTTCACCCCCATGGCAGTTCAGCGCGTAAAGCTAGGAAAAGGGCTGCGTGCTGCCTGGTTTGATATTCAGATTTCTGGTACGCCCAGTGAAGCATTCATTTTGGCGGGCGTATCATTCGCTGTTGTAGACACTGGAAGAAGGATTTAACAATGACTGCACTTGTCCCTGACCCGCCCGGAGGCGTAGCCTACGTTTATACTGCACTGGCAGATGCGCTTAATGCTTCGTGGACTAATGCTACAGGAATGCAGGATGCGTATACTACGAAGATCGGTACTGCATCAGGCACCTGGCTGGACCCTACGGTAAATCCACAGCACGTGTCTGCGACTACGGTTACCCCCGCTACTAGCACGCCGCCGGCGGCAACGGATACTGTTACTGCGGTTCTTGCACAATATGAGACGATTTACTCTGAGTTGTTGGCACTGTTCGACTCTAAGCTACCGTCGTTCATAAGCACGTATTTTCCAGATGACGCAGCGGTGTATGGCGCGGCAGAAGACTGGCTGTTGGCAGAGATTGCCAATCCGGATAGGGTATTGCCTGCAGCCCTGGCGGCAGTGATTTGGGAGGAAGACCGAAGTCGCATCACCCAGGATTCCCAGCGCGCTGTGGATGCTGTGTCTGCCTCTCTGGCGGCACGGCGGTTTCCGATGTTCACAGGTGCCGCTGCGAATGCCGTACTCCAGATACAACAAAAGTCGCAGGATCAATTGGCGGCATCTTCTCGGGCCGTAGCCACCAAGACGTTCGAGATGGCTTACGACAAGGTGAAGTTCTGCATCGACAAAGCTGTGTCTACCCGGCAGGTTGCCATGTCTGCCACACTCGATTACATGAAAACTCTTGTGGCTGCACCGGCAACCAGCAGCCAGGTTGTGGGTATGGGGTACAACGCAGAGGGCGCGCTGCGAGGAGCGGCGGCGCAGTATTTTGGTGCGCAGACGGATGCGCTAAAGCTGGCCTATGCAGGCGCAGAATATAATGCGCGGGCTACTCAGGGGGCGGCAGAGAAAAACCAGGCATCCGACCTGACTATGATCGGTGAGCGGAAGGGAGCCTTGGTGGCAGAGGCGCAGGGAATTGCTCAACTGGCCACGGCCTGGGCCAACAACCTGCATGCTGCGCTTGGGGCTCAGGGTAGCGACTCTGTCTCCACAAGCTACTAACCATGTGGTATAACGTGCTGACAAATAAGCGAGTTTGCTATGACACTTGATGACCTCCTTCGGGTAACTCGAAACCTTCTTCGCGACGGCGTGCAAGGGCGCATCCACGAGGACGAAGACATTGTTCTGTACCTCAATGACGCGCAGAACAAGCTCGCGAGCCGAACGCACTCCTTCGTCAGCGCGGACAACCCCCTTGGGCTGACGGACGGGATAGACCTGTATCCGCTGGACACGGAAGTGCTCTCGGTCTACTCCTGCACCATCGAAGGGTTTTATGGCCGGCTACGGCGTAGGACAGAGGCGTGGATACCGGATGGGCTGATGAAGTCCCGACCTGTCGAGTTCGACACGGACAAGGAAACGCAGTCGATCCGGTTCAACCCTACGCCCGATCAGGACTACACAGCCCTTCTGCGCATAGCCCGGCTACCGGCAGCCCTGACCCTGGACGACAACAATGCGGAGTGCGAGGTACGCCCACACTGGCAACTGGCGCTGTGTGACTGGGCTGCCTACCGATGCTTTTCCACGGATGACGCAGACGGTAGGAACGACAATGCGGCGAATATGGCGAAAACGCGGTTTGATACAGCAATCAACGAAATCAAACGCGAGAACTACCAGGCAAAGACAGGCCCGTCATCGCGGGCGCGCGGAAACCGGATCAAGTGAGGAGCACCAACATGACGCAGAAGAAGCAGGGGTTGACCAGCCGCGGGGCGAAGAAGCGTACCGCACCGGTGAAACGGTATGCCGACGGCGGCCCGGTGGGCGGGTGGATGCATCGCATGACGCACAACCCGAACGACCTTACTCCAGAGCAGACGCGGGAGGCGGCAGATGCATCGGTCGCGGACTACCAGACGAACAAGGCGGCTGGGGAGGGGAAAGGCTTCTGGTACAACGCCACGCACAACCCGCATGACAAGACTCCACAGCAAGCACAGGATGCTCGGGACCAGCGGCAGGCTGCGTATCAGATCAACTCTGCTGCGCCGGACTACGACAACAACTACGACAATGAGGGGCGGACACGCGGCCTTTCCGTGGTCAATAGAAAGCCAGACTACACTGGCAACTACAGCAATGAGGGCCGGAACTCGACCAGTTACACAGGTGTGGGGAACGCCGGCGATGCCAAGTTCGATGCTGACCGCGGGCAACTGTCGTTTACGGACAAGAGTTTCGACCCTACGAAGCATCAGTTCGCAGATGGTACCGGGGCGATCACGGGGCGCGGAGGGCGCACGGTGGTGTATTCGGGTATGGGTCCGGGCCAACAACCTGGGCAGCAAGGGCTCAGCAGCTCCGGCCCACAGGCTGCTGGTGGATGGAGCAACCCATACGCGGCGGGAACGTCGGAGCACAACCTATTCAACTACGGTGGGAAGAACGCCGTGACAGCTTTGAATACGACACGCCAGGGGGACACTGGCGGAGGAACCAGCGACATGGCGCGGCAGCTTGCAGACCTCTCTGTACAACGCATGGGCAGTGGCCAGGGTGGCGGCCCGAATGTTACGATGCTGCATAGCAACACGCCACCGATGGCGCTTACCCCCTACCGCCCGATTGGCGGGGGTATAACTCATGGGCTTGTTCCCGCAGCGCAGCGGCACGCAGAAGCTTTGATGTACGCCGCGGACGTGAACGCACAAACAGCCGCGGCAGCTAACCAGACTGCTCTACGTGGGCAAGACATGGGGATGCAGTCGCACCTGCAGGGGCTCGACCTCTCCGGCCAGTACAACCTGCAGAACACCGGGTTGCAGGGGCGGAACCAGCTGCAGAACACGATGCTGCAAGGGCGGAGCCAACTACAGAACACGGGGTTGATGGGGCAGAACCAGCTACAGAACACGATGATGCACAACTCGGGGCAATTGGGCTTGGAGGCGTTCAAAGCGGGCACTCCGCAGGCCATGGCCAACGCAGAGTATTCGAAGGCACATGCGGGGCTCGCTGGGGCGCAGCAACGGGCTGTCAACGTGGGGCTGCAGAACGAAAACATCGCCCATAAGCAGATTTCGGACATCGCGAATGTCATACGCCAAACACCAGAAGGGATGAATTTGAGTCCCGAGGCGTTGTGGGAATTAGCTAGGGCGCAACACGAGCAGAACAAACCCCGAGGCGGACAGCCGGACACGGCGCACGCGTTCAATTCCCTGCAGCCTACACCGGAAGAACGGCAGGAGTTTCAGCGCACGGGCAAGCTGCCCGCGCGGCTCCTACAGGCGGCCGTGGAGCATCACGCAAGTGGGGATGTCGTCGGGCAGAACGCCCCTGGCCAGGGAGGATCGTCGATGTACCCGCAGGACCGGAAGAGGCAGCCGGAGTCAGTCCCTGAATGGAAGAAATCTGCCCAGGCGGCATGGGACGCTATTCGCGGAGTCCGTACGCCGAACCCGGCGCCGCCGCCCACTGCGGACGGACTGCCGGATACAGTGAACCGCATCAAGACGCGTGGGCAGCAGTTGCAGGACGTTGCCAACTACGCGGGCGGCGGGCCGATAGCCGTTGGCGGGCGTCAGGTTACAGACCTCAGCGGGCACATGGACCATACGGGCTCAGACTCCCTTCCGGCGGTGATCGACGGCGACCCTGCGCACCCCGCGGCCCTGACCAGTGGGGAGTTCGTATTCCCTGTCGAAGCCGTGCAGCACTACGGCACGGACCGGCTGCGCAAGATGGTGGCCGCCGCGCGCAAGGGTGGGCCACTGGCCACCGGGCGCCAAGCAGCGTAAGCTACACAACCTGTTAACACGTAAGCGAGTACGATATGGATGCACTGCAGTCTCTCCAAGACGACCCGTTGTATCAGGCGTTCCATGCAGCGGCCACCGGCGCACCCACGAGCAGCCCTTCACCGCCGCCACCTGTCACGAATACGGGGGTCGAAGACCCGATGTACCAGGCGTTCCATGCAGCGGCAACGCGTGGGCGCCCCGGCAGCGCAGGGGGGAAACCCAACGCGCCAGGGGAGACCGGGGGCTTCTGGGCAGGGGCCAAGAGCACCATGGGGGAAACGGCCAAGGGCTTGGGGCAGTTCGGCGCGGACTACGTGCCGGGGGTTACGCAGGACAATTCCCTCAAGAAGTGGGGGCAGGAGGTTGTCGACGCCAACCCCACTCCGCAGGGGCTGCAGGGCTGGATGGAGCACCCACTTGACTCCGCACTGGCGTTTGGTGGGGGCATGGCGGCCGGCGTGGGCACTGCCGGAGGGCTCGTGAAGTTAGGTGCGGGCATCGCTGCGCTCCCGCTCCCACACCCCCTGGCGAAGGGCGCGGCTACGGTGCTGGGCCGCGCCCTGCAAGTGGCGGCGCCATACCTCGCCTTCGGTGCTCCTGCACAATCATCCATCCGTGAGCAACAGATTCACGACGACCCAAGTGCAGAAACGGACCTGGGCAAGAAGCTCCTGGCCACCGCGGGCGCGGGCACGGTCGGCGCGATCACGCACCACATGGGGCCAGCCGGGAAACTCGGCGAGCCACTTCTCACTGCCGCCGGTCGGAGCGCCCTGGGCCGCAGATTCACAGCATCAACGCTCCCTGGGGAAATTGCCAAGGGTGCGGGTATGGGCGCCGGCCAGGCTCTACTCGCCACACCGGTGGAGCAAGTGGCGTCGCTACACAACCCGTTCTCTCCGGACAACCTGCTACAGACCGCCGAGAGTGCCGTGTCTGGTGCCCTGGGTGGGGGTATCGTCGGCGGGGCCATGCACACCGGTAATCGCGTACTGCGCGGCAGTGTGAACGACACCAACACACCGAAGGACCTGCTGAACCCGGAGACGGAGCCAAAAATTGCGGGGCTCTTAGGGTACGACGGCACGCAGGGCGAACAATGGCGGCCGACGATGTACGGCTACCCGGAGGGTGCTGTGGGGGCGGATGCAGACCTGCCGAACTGGACCATGGCGAACGCGATGCGGCCGACAGACGCGGAGCGCTTTGAGGAGCTGCGGGCGAAGAAAGAGGGTACGCCAGAGCGCCAAGTTGCCGATGCACGCGGGAACCCAATTACGATTCCCGCTGTACCAAAACGCAAACTCACCAAGGCGGAAGCTGCTGAGTATGCGGCCCTCACACCTGGGGCGTACCAATTCGATCCTGTGGCGGACGAGCACAGCTTTGTGAACCAGGGCGTGCCGCTGCCTGTAGATGTGGGCAGTGCGATTGCTGCACTGCGGCAACTCTCGCCAGCGCCAATCCTGGCCGGGTCCGATGAGCACTTGGCCGTACTGCGTGCTGACCAGATACTCCGCCGGGCGGGGATTGACCCGAGTATGATTGGCCCGGCGCCAGTGATCCAGGAGGGGGCTAGTGCATCGGGGGGTAAGAGGTCCGCCGCGCGCAAGACAGCATCGGGTACAACGGCCACACCAGAAACCGCGGCCAAGACCGTCGGCGAGCAGGCCATAGCAGAAGCTGACATCCCGGCGGAGCGCCGGCCGAAGCTCTACACGAAGGCTGGCAAGCTGAACAAGGACGCCCAGAGCCTTGCGGACAGCCTCACCACTGGCACGCCCGCGGAGCTGCTGGACCTGCATGGCAAACTGTCCAGTGCAGCAACCAAGGGGCAGGCTCGCGCCGACTGGGCACTGCCAGCGCTCGAACACGCGATGGACCTACGCGGCGTCAAGTACGAGCCATTTGGTTCCAACAAACCAGCGGTCGCAGCGGAGCCAGCCAAAGTACCCAAGCCGGGTGTGGAAGCCGCGTTGGCGAAGCGCAACTTCGGTGGCAAGTTGACGGCGAACCAGCAGTTGGTGATGGACTTTGTTTCTGCCGCCATTAAGGAGGATCGGGCAGAGGACGTAATTGACGCTGAGGGCAACTGGCAGTACCAGAAGATCGCAGACCGTCTTGGGTTCAAGAACCGTGGCAGTGTTATAGATGCGCTCAATCGCATAGCGGCCAACATTGCCAAGGCGCAGGGCATGACGGTGGACCAGCTTCGTGCGTCCCTGAAGGCCCGTGGAGTAGAGCGGCGGGCAGTAGAGGCTGCCGACGCGGACAAACTTGGATTATCACCAGAGCAGCAAAGCAGTACGGCAATCGAGGGCTCCGAGCTATTTGGTAACCAAGAATCCGGCGCCGAGCAGCACATGGGGATTATCGCCGGCCCAGGTGGTTCTCAGACAGAGGTGCAGGCACATGCGGCCAAACTCACCGCGCAGCAACTTGCCAAGAACAAACTAACCCTGGCTGACGCTGCGCCGTTCCTGAAGGACACAGAAACACTAGCGAGCAACAAGACTACCGAGAACACGAAGGCCGGGGAGAAAGAGCGGCGTGCGGCGAAGGCGGAAGCCGCACGCCAGAAGAAAGCAGCGGCGATAGAAGCGGAGATACAGCGGCGGATTGAAGAGGATGCTGACCGGACGCGTCTAGCAGAAGACGTAGCGGCGAAGGAAGGCGAGCACACCCCGACGCTGGACAATGAGTTTGGTAAGAAAGCCCTTGATGCTGCGTCCGACGCGTGGAATGATTATGCACACATCCAGATCGCAGACGGTGTAAACACGCCGGCGTTTGCTAATTTGCCAGAAACGGTGCAGCGTCAGGTAGTTAAACTGCACAAAAACATGTGGGAGGGTAGGGGAAATAAAAACCTATCCGACCTGTTCAACCTTTTTGATAGGGTAGACCATGAGGACAGTGGAAGGGACGGTGTACGTCAAGCACCTGATGACGCTACCGAAGAACGAGGCAGACTCGCTGGTAGCGAAGCACCCAGACTTGAAGCGCGGCCTGGAGAGAGCGCGCGAGCGGGAACACCTGCCGAGCCGCAAGGAACTGAAAGCCCTTCCCGGTTGGGAGCAGATGAGCCCCGAGCAGCAGCAAGCGATCTGGGACCAGCGGGTGGCGGAGTCGAAGCAAAGGGCAGTGAGCCAGCAGCCAAGCAGCAGGTAAAGCCGGAACCCACAGCCTCCATCGAGCCCCAGGTAGAGCACGCCCGCCAACTGCTGGCAGACCTGCGGGGTAAGAAGCACGACGCCTCTCACGTGCAGGACCTGCTCGACCTGCTGTCGGGTAACCCGGAAGTGGCCGAAGCCGTGCGCGCGGCAGAGGGGTACAAGAACCTCTCGGAGCTTAACGATGCCATTGACTCCGCGGCCAAGGTGGCTTCTCGCCCACCCACCGAGGTTGTACGGGAGTACACGCCTGAGCAGCTCTCCGAGATGTCCTATGAGGACCTGGATGCGGCGTTCACGGCAGCGCAGAAGCACAACCGCCGGGTGGAGGAGGAAGGGATTGGCAAGTATGACGCGGAAGTGGCCGGTGAGTTTGCCAAGTGGGGGGGTCGTAAGCGCGACAAGTGGATGGAGGAACACCTGCTCGCCACTGCGGATGCAGAGCTGAACGCGCGATACATGGACGATGCTTCCATTGCTGAGTACCGCAATGCGCGGCATGACTTCGACACGGACACAGCGCACTCACTCGGACGGTCCATTGCTGTTACCGCGTTGCATATGGATACACCGGGATTTTTCGATACCCCCGCCGGATCGACGGTGAAGCATGCCATGCGATATGCCCAGGAAAATGGGTTTGACATGGACCAAGTGTTGCAAGGGATGCGAGCGCGCGCTTCTGAGTGGGCGGGAAAAGACGCGAAGGAGTTATTTGCTCGGCTGTGGAAGTCACCAGAGGGGAGCGCTGCGAGCACGCCGGTGCCTCCAGGTAAACGGATAGGACAAGAGAAACCTTCGCTCCCTGCACCAGAACCTGTTGTCGCGCACAAACCCCCCGCCGGTGAGACACAACCACCGGATGAGAAGGTCGTTCAGCGCCGGCGCGTCGTCAAGATGGAGAAGACTGAGGCACCCAGGGCCGCGGTGGCTGAGGGTGTGGCACCGGAAGCTAAGCCTGGCACTACCGACGAAGCTACGCTTCGCGCCACCCTGGCCAGTATCGCCGGTGCAGACAACCACCGTAACATCACGGTGTTCGCCACCGCGCAGGAGGCCATCGCCGCTGGCGCGCTGAAGCCCGAAAACGCTAAGGACACACAAGCCTGGGTGCACAAGGGCCGAGCATACTTCGTTGTGGAGAACATCAAGAAGGGTAACGAACTTGCAGTGTTCCTCCATGAGGTCGGCGTGCACCTCGGGATGGAGAAGGCTGTTGGCCCGGCCAACTACGCCAAGCTGACCAACCAGATCGCTGCCTGGAACGCAAAAGGCACCGGCATTGAAGGCGAAATCGCCAGGGCGGCACACGCGCGGGTGCTCTCCGCGGAAGGCAGAATCGAGGGGGGAATTTCGAAGGGCCGGCAGAAGGATGAACTACTCGCGTACTTCGTGGAGGAAGCCGTTAAGCGCGGAATCGACCCGACTGCCAAGAAGTTTGACTCTGCACTTGGGCGGTGGTTTGCCACGCTATGGGAGAGCTTCAGAGCAGCAGTGCGCAAACTGGGGTTTACCCCGGACAAACTCTCGGCGCAGGACATCGTGAACATGGCCTATGGCGCGGCACGCTTGGAACTGAACGGCGTGTGGCAGGGTACAGCGGTGGACTTCGACCAGGTAAGCCACAAGTTCATGGGTACGGGTGAGGGGCGGCAGACCGAAGGGTATGGTACATACGTCGGAGAAGCACGCGGCACGGGAGAGGCGTACCACCAGACGCACAGCAGAAAGTACAAGACTGAAGGTGCGCTGATGGCGATGGATATTGCCGCGCACCCAGATTCGTTCCTTG